TTGATTTCCCGTCTTTCAATACATTGTTCAAATATTTTACGGCGGTTTCTGTTCCAATTCCCGGAATGCCCTGAACCGTATCAGATGTACAACCCGCAAGGCTTTTTACCGTAGCCCACTGATAAGGTTCTAAACCATACTTTTTTGTAAAATCGTTTGCGGTAACAATATTTGAAAAGTTATAAATAGAGACTGGTGCATACTTGTTTGCTGATAACAATTGTAACAAATCATTGTCTTTTGAAACAATTATATACTCATCAGGAAAACGAGCAACGCACCATGCAATCAAATCATCTGCTTCATATCCTGTTTGATGATAGACATTTCTAAACCCCATTTGCGGCAATACATTCTTTCTCATTTCAAAAAACTGCTCATGGGCTTTTTTAATAATGTCTGTTTTGTCTTCATCAATTTTACGATTTTTATAAGTTTTGCAATCAAGCTTTCGATATGATCTTCTTGAGTCCCAACAAAATACAAATTGATTGGTATTGAACTTTTCTGCCAAGAGATATATCTGTTCAAGAAATCCATAAATGACCCCTGTTGGATTTTTCTTGAATGATAGTTCGGACATTGCATAAACGCTTTTATAAGCAAGACCATTACAGTCTATTACCAGTCTCATTAAAATTTCCTCTTGCGTTCCGGAACCATTGCTTCTTCAATTTCAGCCCATTGATCTTCACACATTTTTGACAGCTCATCTTCAAGATCATTTTCTTCGATATATCCAATAAACTCTTCACGATTCTTAAAGATATAACCATCAAACTCAATCTTGCTTGCTTTTGGCCCCCAAAGATAATTGATCATACTGCTGATATTATCTATCCCATAGTCGAATAAAATAATGGATTCAGCTTGCCTAAATGGTTTTGCAACTTTATTTCGTTTGATCTTTGCAAGCATCCTTACGCCATAAACTCTGGTTTCTCCCTTGAAGGTCTTTTTAAGCTTCTCAATTTCAGCAAGCCATGGAACTTGATGGGTGTAAAAATTTAAAGCATCTCCACCAGAACGGTAATGCTTTTCTCCAAATGTAATGCCTATTTTTGTTCTTGTTTGTGAGATAATAAAAAGAGTGATGTCTTTTCCTGTCATTAGATCACAAGCATTATTAAAAAATTCTTTGCTGGCGTAAGCGGCTTTTTCTGTCTTGTAACTACCATCGGGGCTTTCATCTTTTAATGCAGCTTGTTTAAATCGCTCTTGACCCGCTTCTGAATTTAAAGAATCCCAAGAGTCAAGAATGACAATTAAACATTCATTTTCTTTATGTTCAAGAGCAAGTCTTCCAAAATATCTTCCAAATTCTTCAACGGTTGCAATATCATACCGCCACTCAACTGCATTGACAAAGTCTTGTCCATACATTTTTTCAATGGGAAAATCCATAACCCGTTCACGGTTGATGTATGCAATCTTGACTTCTTTTACCGATGGAAAAAGTTTTGATTTGATCTTTTTTATATTTCTGAACACCCAGTGTGCTGTTTCAAGAGCAAGTAATGTCTTACCAGAACTACCATCACCAACGATATTGATGATTCTGTTTCGTGCAAACCCACCATGAATACCCTTTTGCGACAATGCAAGATTCAAAAGGGTAGAGCCAGAACTGATAAATTCCGTTCTTTCTTTTGATGCGGGGGTAAAGTTTTTGATGTCACTTTTAATTTGTTCAATTTCTTTTTTCATTTTTGTCTCCATGAAAGACCTTCTTGGTGGTAGACTATTTTGGAAACTAATTACATTTGCCTAGCCACCAAGAAGGAAGAAAGGGCTATCTGCGCGCACGTCGTCTTGAAGGCTTTTCATCTTCGTCTTCTTCATGTTCCCGCCTTGAGGGTTTTTCATCCTCATCTTCTATTGCACGGCGTCTTGAAGGGCGTTCATCCTCATCCTCATCTTCTCTGGAGCGTCGTGAACGAGTAGGCTTTTCATCTTCATCTTCATCTTTTTCACGACGAGATGATCTGGAAGGTTTTTCCTCATCTTCATCTCTCTGTCTTCGAGCCGGCTTTTCGTCCGATTCTTCTTTTTCTTTCAACTTTGCTTCACGCGTTTTCTTTACGCAATCACGCCACTGATCACACTGTTCGCAATCATCGGGATATTTGTTTGCGTCTTTCCCGAATTTGTGACCAAACTCACACTGATCCGCCTGAACATCATCATCTTGTTTTGATTTTCTGGCGGGTCTTTCATCATCGTCTTCATCTCTTCTTCTGGACCGAGAAGGTTTCTCATCGTCATCATCGGTAGCTCTTGCTCTGCGAGAAGGACGATCAGCATCATCGTCGTCAGTGTCTTTTCCGGATTTATAAATATCCAGTACTTCATCATAGGTGGGAATTTTGATTATTTCGTCAAGACAGAAACAATCATCAAGAACATCTTTACTGATCTTAAAACCCTTTGGGCGGTCAAGCAACTGATGACCATAATATTTTGTATCGTTCGGGCCGGTTCCTTCACGTCGGAAATAAACTGATTTGCCTTCGTCGGGATCCATGAAAGGAATAATGGGATCAATCTTTTCATCCATACCTTCCCGAATGGGAACTGTTGCAAGTTCAAGAAGATGTTTTCCCATAAACCAATGAGAAACAACGAAGAGCTGAACGCCTTTCTTTTCTTCGCCCTTGTCATAACAGATAATGTTATAAACGGATTTCGGATTACGCTTGGGCATCAACGATTTGATAACCTCTTCGTCTTCGCCATTTCTTTTCAGTCTTGGAATATCTTCACAGATAGGACAAGGCTTGCCATAAGTTTTGCTCAAACACATGATCTGGTTTTTGCCTTCAATCCCAAGGCCGGCGTGAAAATAATATTCATAAACATATTGAATTTCACCCTTTGAAGCCGAAGGATCAAATTTGCCCGCCTCGTACGGCAAAATGTCAATGATATGTTTTCCTTCTCCACATTTCCAAATTCTCTTTTTCGCCTCTTCGTCTTTAAAGAGAAGCCCTCCACCAAATGACTCGTTACGCTCCTGATTCTCTTTGAGGCGCTTCGCCAACTGCTCTCTCATACTTTTGCTACTCATTCTTAAAATCCTCCTTCTTTTTTTTCAACATGGTTAAAAACTCGCTCTTTGCTTGGAAGTAACTTTTAAACAAACTGAATGCAAAAAGCCTCAATACAACATAGAATGCAATCAACGCAATGCATCCAACTATTAAATATAAAATTAACGGGGCAACATCCATTTTATCCTCTCTTCTTATTCATTTTTTCTGAGAGTGCCTTTTTTGTATTGACAGTGGGGTCAGCATAAATACCATTGATGATCCCTTCCTGTAATAATTCAAGAGAAGTTTTGCGTTGCTGGAAAGCCCACTTAACATCGACCATGATTGCTTCTTCTTCTATTGCTTCGAGAAGCTTTTCATTGACCGCCTTATATTCTTCATCCATACGAATATAGGCATCGAGTCTATTTTCTGTGACTTTCTCTCCTGCCTGTTCAATTTTTAATCTGTACTTTCGATCAAGCTCGGCACGAACCAATTTCTTTTTCTTATCGAGCTCGATACGATTTACCATTGCTCTTGCTGACTTTTCTGCCCACTTAATGTAAAGTCCCGGTTGATTGATGATTTCTTCTTCAAGACGATGTTTGTTGATCTTAATTTCTTCCATATAGTCTGACATGATTTATCCCTCCTTTTTCTTTTATTATATCATATTTTTTAAATAACTGACTGATAACAAGCTAAAACCAATCCTGCCTTTTTTGAGTAAATAAATGATTCTGAAAAAGAACTAATTACAAAAGGTGCTTGTTTGTTGTCCCCATTAAGCAATACCGATGACATATAGCCCAAGACCGCATATCGGATTGATTCGGGGTCTTCATTAAGCTCTTTCAATATGTCGGCAATGATTTTCCATTTTTCTTTCTTGAGTAATGCCCTGCAAAGATCAATTACTTTTGGATTGGTTTTATTGGTTATCAATGCCTCTGCTTCTGCTACATCGGTTATGGCTCTTAACATGTCAACCGCAATAACAATCTCTCTTGGAATGCCATTACATTCATCAACAATAATTTGTTTGATCTTTGAACTCATTACTATCTTTTCTTCGGTGCATATCCAATCAATGAGTCTCAATGCATTTTCATCATCTATCGGTTTTACTTCGTAAGATTTGCAACGGCTTTTGATGGTAGCGGAAACCTTTTCGGGTTCTGTAGTGCATAAAATAAAATAACAGAATTTGGGTGGTTCTTCAAATATCTTTAACAATGAGTCCATAGCATTTCCAGATAAGCGATGGCATTCGTCAATGATGTATATTTTCTTTTTACCAGCAAGAGGTGATAAAAATGCGGTTGCTTTTAATTGTCTTGCATCATCAACAGACGTTTTATCGGCCGCATCAATTTCATAAACATCCATTTTGTCGATTTGCAATTCTTTTGCGATAAGTCTAGCCAGAGTGGTCTTGCCGCATCCTCTCATGCCGTGAAACAAAAAGGTTTGGGTTCTATTTAAAACACCTTTTATATTTCTAACCAACGAATCATTGCCAATAAATTCCTCAAACGTTTCTGGTCTATACTCAATGTGCAACGGTTTCATTATATTCCTCCCAATTCTTTTATTTAATCAACGAAAGCATCAATCGCCTCTACAAATAGTTTCTTATTTGATGGGTTTCTCAATACCGCAGAAGGATGAATGCACCAACAGATATAAGTCTGGTATTTATCATTCCACTCAATCTTACTATTTAAATCGGTTATTCCTGCTTCTTTATTTGTAAAAGCCTTTAATCCCGTATTTCCAAAGACAAGAATCAATGCGGGTTTAAGGTATTCAATCTCATTCTCAAGCCATCTTTTGCATTTTGTAATATGTTCTCTTGTCGGGGTTTTGCTTTGGCTTGGATAACATTTACAGACGTTTGTGATATGAAAATCGGATCTCTTCAATCCATGTTCTTTCAATGCGGGCCATAAAACATCTTGACCAGATTTACCGACAAATCCTTTTCCAAGCCTATCTTCATCTTTTCCCGGAGCTTCTCCACAGATCATAATGTTAAAGTATCCGGGAGATGGTAAAACAGGACTTGAACATTCCTGGCATAGTTCACATCGTTCACAAGATAATACTCTCTCATTCACGGGTAATGTTTTTTGAAATATTTTACTATAACCTTTTTTATGATTAACTCTACCATTGACAGTAAATGTAAAATATTCTTCTACATCACCTGTCGGATCGTTTCCAAATGCCCCGATTTGTTCAAGAATTTTTTCTATCTTTGTTTTCTTTTCTTGCACTTGAACAGACTCGAAAAATCCCTTTTTGCTCCCTTTTGCTTTGATATTCATGCAAGCTTCTGCTGTCTTTTCTCCAACGCCTTTGATTTCTATAAACGGAACATAAAGTTTATTTTCTTTTACAGCCCATCTGAACGCATCTGAAATACCGACCTTTGGTAAAACCAATTTTAATCCCAATCTCTTTGCTTCTTCAATCAATTCTTCCTTCTTGGTTTCAGAGCCATGAATCAGGTTTGCACAAATAAATTCCGTTGGATAATAGTATTTGACATAAGCACACCAGTAACCGATAATTGCATACTCGGTAGCATGTGATTTGTTGAAGCTATACTTGCCATGAGCTTGCAAAGCCTCCCAAAATTCTTTTGCTTCTTTTTCACTCAGGGTTTTCTTTTCAAGACACCCTTCTATAAATTGCTTTTTGAATGGTGCAAATAGTTTTACATCGTGTTTCTTGGCGATGATTTTTCTAATTTTATCTGCTGTAGTATAGGGCAATCCGGCAACCTTATGAATAACATCCATAACCTGTTCTTGATAGACCATGACCCCATAAGTTGACTCCATGATCTTTTCATAAATTGGATGTTTCTTTTTCCAAGTCTTTCCGTTTCGCCTTCTGATATATTCGTCTGTCATGCCGGCATCCATAGAACCGGGTCTTACCAAAGCAATCACATCGCTTAACAACTCGATTGAATCCGGGGAGACTTCTTTTGCAAGCTTGGTTGTCGACCATGTATTGATCTGGAATACACCTACATTGTTTCCTGCGGATATTTCCCGATATATATTTTGATCGTCAAGTGGGATCTTTTCATAATCAATATCAACATTATGGTTGGTTTTTATAAGCCTCTTTGTTTCATTCAGAATCGACAAGGTATTCAACCCCAATACATCAAGTTTCATCAAACCAACATATTCGGAATCTTCCATATCCCAATTTGAGACAATTATATTATTACGGTTGACAAGATTTCCTTTTGTCCCCTTGCGTAGATCGTCTGCTGAAATAATAACTGCTGCGGCGTGTTGACCATTGCCCCGGATTGTTCCTTCCAGAATGATCGCATGGTCGCAGACCTCTGGATATTTTTTATCAAATTCTTTGCCAATATCTGTTTTGATGCAAGCTTCTTCAATTGATTTTTCTTCTTCGTAAACAATTGACTTTGAAAACTCATCAACATCTTTTAACGGTACATCAAATACTCTTCCTACATCTCTGATTGCTGCTTTTCCCTTCATTGATAAAAAGGTAGAGATTGAAGAAATATTATTTTTACCATAAAGTTCTTCAAGCCTTTCTCTGACCAGATGTCGTTTTGAATCTTCGAAATCCAAGTCGATGTCCGGGAGGTCATTGCGATCTTCTGCAATGAATCTTGAAAATAAGAGATTGTAACGAATAGGATCAACCATGGTAATGCCAAGCAAATATGCCATGAGTGATCCGCCAACCGATCCTCTGCCGGGACCTACCATGATGTCATTTTCTTTGCACCATTTGACCAAATCGTAAACAATCATGAAGTATGGAATGAATCCTTTCTTCTCAATCAGATCAAACTCGGTTTCAAGACGATTGATATACACTTCATGTAATGCATACTTTTTAATCTTCTTAAGCTTCTCACGGCAAAGATCATAAAGATAGTCAGATGTATTTTTTACATTGTAACCCGGAACCTTTGGGAGAAATATTTTTTGCTTTTTGATTTCAAATGCGGCACACTTTTCTGCAACTTCTATGGTATTGAGTATTGCGTCATCAATATCATCATCTGTTAAAATATTTTGATTGGTAAAAGCTTCTATCATTTCATCTGCTGTTCTCAAATGCAACCCTGTTATATTAAATTTCCAACGGTTAGGGTCTGTCCATTTGGCTTTGGATTGGATTGCTAATAAAACTTCCTGCGTTTCAGAATGCTGTTTTTCGATATAGTGGCAATCATTTGTTGCAACAAGCTTGTATTGGTTTCTGTTATTATGAAAAATATCTAACATCATCTTGTTTACTTTGGTTTGTAATGAGATATTGTGCGGCATGACTTCAAGATAAAGATCATCTCTCAATTTCTCACTGAGGTCATAAAATAAATCCACACCGCCTTTAAGATTAATGAAAGTATCCAAACATCCTGTCAGTATCACCAACCCATCACAGCGGTCGTAAAGTAGATCAAAGTCTATTCTCGGCCGGTGATAGAACCCTTCAAGGTTTGCTTTGGTCAACATCTTGCAAAGGTTTTCAAATCCATTTTGATTCTTGACAAGAAGTGTAACATGTCCTCTATGTTCCCCTTTTTCTTTCTTATAAAGGCTTGGAACAATATAAGCTTCACAACCCAATATCGGATGGATATTATTTTCTTTGCAAGCTTTTTGGAATTTAATCAGTCCGTCGATGTTACCATGGTTGGTGATCCCAAGATACTTGAAACCAAGATCGCTTGCTTTTTTTGCATAGTCTTCTGCCGAACCAAGGCCATCGAGAACCGAATACTCGTTGTGAACATGAAGATGACAAAATTTATTGTTTTTCATTTTTTATATGGTCCAATCGGAGTTTAAATTCTGAATAAAATTTCTTTCCTTTCCCATGAAAATAATATGAAAATAATCTATGGACTTTGTATTTTAATATCATTTCTTCACGGGGGGCATAATATCACCAGCAAAGTATATTTTCATTTTGCTCTCTTAATTTTTTTGATGTTCTCAACAACAATATCTCTTTCTTTTGGCCAGTAAAATGATGTCAGTCTATTCCATGGTCGGTATCTTTTTGACAATTCCTCTTCCCGGCCCTTTACATTGATTATCGAAAACCCACCAGCAAGGTAAATAATCATCTTGATACCAAAGAAATAATGTGCTTGAATGATTTGTCTTTGAACAGAAGTTTCCCTTCTCCAAGAAACATTGATGATGTATGATCGAGAATCTTTGACAAGAAAAATGGGTTGATTGTAAATTCTACCGGTTCACCATCATAGTCAATCTTGCAATTGCTGACAATCCATCCCTTTGCATTCTGACCACGACAAGAGAATTTGTTGGGCTCAATCTTTATGTCGATTTCTTTTTCAAGATCAAAGTTGCCAGTTGCCAAAACAGAAACCGTTTCAATGATCTGTTTCGTATTCTCAGGCAACACAATTTCTTTTGTGTCAAAGCCTTTAAGAAATTTAACATAATCGGGGTATTCATCGGCGATGGTCATACAGCAGAAGATCACATCATCTTTATTGATAAAGTATGCCCAAGATTTGTCAATATAAAGATACTTCGGATCGAATTTAACCAATTCCATAACCGACGACGATGGCAATATTACTTCGGCAGAATCAACTTCAGATTTCATTTTATATTCACTGATCCTGAATCCATCGGTAGAAGCAACATACTTCCCATCAACCAATACGCCGGTCATAGCAGGACGAGTTGCATCTTTTGATGCTGAAAACATGCAAAGGGTCAATGCTTCAACAAAATCATCGGGAAGCTTTTGTTTCTTTTTATCTGCTTTCGCAAATGATAAAAGATCGACACGTTCCAAAATTTGGTCACCAGTATCCGTTGCTAATGATGCTTCGAACTTCTTTCCCTCGATAATGATGTTATTGTCTTTGAAAGACAAATCAATTTCTGCTTCATTGATACTCGAAAGAATCTTATACAATTCTTCTGATGGGACAGAACAGGTAAAATCTGTTTTGAAGGGATGAATGATGCAAATCCGATCGTTGTATGTCAGTATTTCCTTTCCTGTAAAGATGAAATGCGTTGCCTGTTCTATAATCTCTTTTTTTGACAAACCCGGTTTGATTGCTGTCAATACATCAATCAATTTTTCTTTTTCAATTTGCATTTTCTTTCTCCCTTCATTTCTTTTATTATATCATAAGATTTCTTTCTAAAGCCAAAAGTTCCAATAGTCAGATCATAAAACGAGAACAGAAGATTTGGCGACTTCAGATGTTTCAAACAACCCATACTGTCACTACCGAATGCGGCAAAGTATATTCTCATTTTTTGCCTATACCTGTTTCCACATATCTTTTGATATAGTTAGAATTATTCTTGACTGTTCGTAAAAAGTAATACGACATCAGTCTGCGCTTTGCATTTTGCTTTGTCAGAGATACACCTTGATTGTCTTCCAACCAAGTAGCCAAAAAAATTTTCATCTCTTTCTCCTTTTTGCTTTTATAAATTCTTTGATCCGATCTTCTGCACCAAAGCCTCTTGTGCTATCTATCAGGTCAATGTATGAGTAAAGCCTTGAAGCTCTCTTTTTTATGAAAAACTTTTCTCCTTGCTTATCGCTTACGCCGGCAAAGTATATTTCATTTCTTTATCTTCAGTAATTCTTGGAATTCTTTTTTACCATCTCCAGTTGATATTTCATAAAATGAGATAAGCTTTTTTTTTCATTCCGCATTTTATCCATACTTGCAATCTAGTAATATTACTAATTCCGGAAAGACCAGCAAAGTATATTTTCATTAGAAAGCAAACCCTTTATTTGATTTGATTATAAACGGCCAGGGCCATTTCGGCATCGAGTCTTCAAGATCAAGGAAATAGATGATATTCAATTCATCACGCAATTTGTAATCGTTTGATAGACCCGGTTCAATCACAACTTCCACAACATCTTTTGTTGCAAGCTTCTCTGGCGGAACATACTTGCCTATATTTTCTATTAGATCACGGCATGAATCGGCATCCACACTATTTGCCCATCTTTCGTTTTCCTTCAATTTATAGGTCTTTCGGTCTTCTTTGTGGTATTCAGATTTGCCCATAATGAAACCCTTGCTGTCAAAATAATCTAGGATTTGTCTTTGTTCCATCGGGCTGAATGTCGTGAAATGTTGCCCATCATCTTTCTGTGATGGTGATTGCGTTGATACTGTAACCTTTAAAGAGTTCTCGTTATAGATATACTGTCCCCTTTTATATTTCGGCACATATACATTTCCGAATCTCCCGGTCTGAACCCAACTGGTAGAGTCAACGCTAAACCACGGGTATCGAAGCATAAGATCAAGAGAGGTCATTGCAAATCCATGAACTTTGACTTTGGGCATACCATCACTTTTACAGATATGCTTTGCCCATGCTTCATCTGCCCACTGATAATATTTTTGTTTTGTAAAAAATTGTCCAAGACCTCCCAACCCGATGTATTCACAACCCATCTCGATATACTGGTCAATCCATTTATATTCTTCACCGGGATGAACAACACCAATTGGATTGAGATTTTCTTTGATCATGCGTTTGTAATTTTTCATCGATCTTACAGGGTCATTGATAACATCAAGATTGACATAAGTGTCGATGAATTGTTCGTTATCTTTTATAAATTGGATGTAGTTATCAAAGTACTCGTCATATTCTCTCTCGTTGAAAGTATTGTTTTGCAACATTAACTTCATATACAAAGAGTGAGCACCCGAATCCAAAAAGAGAGTTACTTCTTTTTTCTTTTTCTGCATAAATTACTCCTTAGTTATTAATTCAGATACTCGGTTTGCAATTCTCAATGCTGATTTGTTATAATACTCTGCAATGAACGATACATCGACAGGATTTTTCAAATATTTCCAGACTAACTCAACAGCTTCATCTACAGTATTGTATCTGAAACATTTCGGATACATTTCTTGATAAGAAAGTCTGTCGGGGACAACAACAGCGTTTGACAACGCAACTCCTTCAAGAGCACCATATCCAAAATTTTCTTGATCTGCCGCAGAAAATACAATCTTTGACATTGCAAGCAAATCAAAATATTTTTCTTTGTTAAGATTCATCGGCATTGTTTTCAAAAACTGAACATTTGATGACCGCATCTGTATTTGATTTGCTACATAATCAAATACTTCGGGATGTTTTTCATCATCAAGACGACTGTTAAAGACAACAATGTCTTTTTTATTTTTGCAGAGTTCAGCACGTTTTTGGTTTATGATGTCTTCTGTATCAAACGGTAATCCGGTGACGACAATCTTGTCGGGTTCGTCAGATATTCCACACCGGAGTATTTCAGATTTATGGAACTGAGATCCTACATAAATCTCATCAACCATTTTAAACCAACCCATCTCAACATAATGAGCCCAATTTTTAAGTTGAGCTACATAATCTGTTGTCGTCCATGAACCAGCATGAAAAATTCCACAAATCTTTACTTTGATTTTGTGAAACATTGCCATGTAAGGGATTGCAACTAATCCGGGAAACCAAAGATCGCTTATAAAAAATACATCACCGTCTTTAACGTTTCCTTTCTGAAATTCCTCACATATTTTCTGTAATTGGCTGAATTTGAAGTAATTGGTTCCGTCTGAATCTAAAAACGCTCCAGTTTGAATAATTCCCTTGGTTAGATCATTGCCCTCTACTTTAGAAACAAATTGAATGTCGGCTTGTTTAAACGCAAATACAAGCTGTTTATCCATGAGTATGGTATATCTCTTATCAAGATACTCGAGCGGTAAATACCATAATGTGTTTGTTTTCATATACTCACCTTTGCTCCATTTTCGTTATCTTCAAATACAGCTACAGATATTACACCGTATTTGTTGTTTAACAGATGCAACAACAATTCTTTTGCCATGTGTTCGCATGACGATCGGATCGGGAATAAAGAAGCTGGATCAGCAAGATGTTCGTTGATAACTCTCTTCACCTGAAAGAACTCCAACTCCCTATCTCCATGAGAAACAGAAAATGTTGCTTCAACAAAGAAAATATGACGATGTGGGTTCCGTAAAAAACCCACATCGTCGGGAGCTTCAATTGCTTCGAATTGTGTCTTGACAATAATTTCTGTTTTCACCAAATTCTCCTTTTTA